TCAAACTCGATTTCTTCATACGATGTTCTGTTTAGCTGCGATGCAGTACCAAACAATACGTTAAGTTCAGCAGCCATGTTTCTAAGTTCCTCAGATACGTACTTGTCTTTAATAAACTGGTCGCTAGGCGATACTTTAACCGACACAGGCGACAATAGATCGAGATAGTCGACAAGTATTGCATCAACTTTAACACCCATCTGTATTTCGTATTCTTTAATGTATGCACGAATGTCGTTAGTGCTGCTGCCGGACTGCATATATTTAAGACGCACAGCACCTTTATGCTTCTTGTGGAACGATTTAACTCGCATTGCAACATCTTCTGTATTTTTCAAGATATCGCGAGTTTCGTAACCAGACGTCATGGCGTCTAAACGCAACGCACATAAGTTCTCACTAAGCTCAAGTGTAACGTATACTACGTTAAGTCCTAAAATTGCCCAATTTACAGCTAAATTTTGCAAGAATAAGCTCTTTCCTGCACCGGACTGCCCACAAAAGATTGTTAATTCGCCGCGGTTAAAACCGCCATACAACTTGTGGTCGATATCTTTCCATCCAGTAGATATCATGTTATCACGATTCTTCAGTGCTTCTAAACGTAATAGTGGGTCGTTAAAATAATCGGTACCTAGGTCCTTTACTAATCCTATCTGCACTGCTTGTTTAATTTTAGTCTCAACTTCGCCGTATCGACCTTGCTCTAGCAGATCGGGCGAACTTAATATAGCACGCTCTAATGCGCGGTGTCGGGAGAAATTTTCAAATTCTGACAGGAACCACGATTCGTGTGCGACCTGGTGGGCCGGTGGCAATAAAACCACTGTTTGCTTTGTATTTGCGTAAATTAAATCTATAGACGGCATAACATTATGTTGTTTAACGTAGCCTATAAGAAATTCTATAACTCTAGAACAATTTCCATCGTGAAACAACATGTGATCTAATATAGATAAACATCTCACAAACAAATCAGGACTGCTTACTAAAAATCTAATAAACATTTCCTCAATTTCTTTACTATAATCCTTTACTACTGCTGTTTCTGCCATTACTATTCCCTGTTTTCTTAGTTAACTTCCATGTTAACTCTATTGTTATTGGGTTGAATTCCACCGAGTCCAATATAGACTGCACTGTTAAAATTCTACCAAAAGTTTCTACTGCTTTAGCAGCATCTTTAATGTCGTCGCCCCATCTAGGGAAACATACACCCCAGCCATTCGCTATTGCATGTTTAACAAGCGCGCCACCGTCTTTATCTTTATCAGGGCAAACAATAATAGTTTTACCTAATCTATTAATCATTGCTATTTGTTCTTCATGCAACGTATTACCAATTGCACAAATACCGTCAGTAAAATATGCGTCGAATACACCTTCGCACAATATAACATATTTACGTTCGTATGCCGATTGATGATCTAAGTTGTAGACATAATGATCCGGCATTGTATTAATATACTTAGGGCGCAATGCGCTAGTAGTTATCGTATTGTCTGCAAACCTGCCAGTATATCCGACTAACTTACCCCGATAGTAAAACGGCAGGACAAGGCGCTGCTCATACTCAAATTTAGACACAGTCGGCGTCCAGTATAAGTCGTGTAAGTTTGTAAACTTCCTTGCAATTGCATACTCGACAACTTTAAGAAAATTAACATCGTTGCAGCCATTTTCTAACCATGTCATTAGCGACTGTGATTCTGACGGAAGTTTAACAGTTTTCCAAGATGCAGTGGTAGCACCTTTTAACTTTATCTGCTCCGCTGCTTTGATGTTACTCTGCGTTTTATATAATTCGAAGTTTATCTTATCGATATCGTACTTAGGTATTCCTAACTCGTTAAGAAATATTTGGAAATTTTTACTAAGAGTTTTATTCGGCGAAAATGTAGCTTTAAATCTACAATTAAAACAATGTGTTAGAATGTTTTCGTTTTCAAACTTAATTGCAAATCGACTTCTGCGATCAACACTTTCTCCGCGCAGATGGCAAAGCATGCAGTTCCTGGTTAACCATCCTTTTCGTGTTTTTTTAAGGGGACCGATATTTTGAAGAATAAGGTCCTGTATAAGATCATATATCATAGCACAAGTATAACATAGTCACGCATAATTGTCAACTGCTTATAACACGAAAGTAACAGTGTCAAGAACGAAGAATTATTTTCTTTAAGAAGCCTTGATTATACGCCATCGCGCCACCTGTGTTAAATTCAATAGCAGGGGTATATAAAAACTTTAAGAACATTACGTTTGCACTGAATGAATACGCTTCTGTACCGAAGAATTGAACAAACTCTAACTCATCAGCGCCGGTGACCATTTGCAATTTAAACCAATGTGTCGAGTGCGGGTCTTCAGTAGGGTTTAAATCTAACGTACCTAGCACTGTTAGATACCCTGTGCATTTATTTTCTTCGTCGGTGTAAACAGAGAATGAATGCGTGCCATTTATGTGATTCTGTACGCGATTGCCGGGAATAGAAGAACTGTAGAATTGTCTCACTACGCGCCCTGTTGTATTGTCTAACATAGAGGTGGGAGTCCAATCATCTTCGGTGACAACATGTGAACGTATCGGCACTCTTTCGGCTTGCCCTGTTATAAGGACAGTTGCTACAATATTATTAACAGTGTCGGTATAAAACGGTGTTGTAACTTTTTCGCCTACTACTTGTTGTGCAACTAACGGTTGTTGCCCTACTATTACGAGATCATACAGCCCTACTGCAATATTTGCAATATCGCCTTCATCTATGTCTAAAAATACCATGCCTTTTGCGGTGGTTGTCCTGCACAATTTCTCTAATACCATTTCACGATTTTCAGTATTAAAAAGTCTACCGTATATTTTATATTGACACACGTTCGTGGGTTGACGGTCGGGATTAAATACCCTGAAGCGCAGAGTATTATCTAGTCCCTTGTGCAATTTTAGAGGTCTTTTATTCATAGGTGCGTTATCCGTGCTTGAACAGGTGAATTGATCGTTAACTAATAACAATCTTCTAATGTCGTCGTATAGGTATAAATCGTGCAGTGATATTTCCATAACAATATTTATCATTTATTCTATTCTGACGAACTTTCCAAAGATAAATAAAAGTATGGACCAAATATACTTACAAGATAACTTCCCTTTCTTAAGCGGAATAAAACATCAAGACAGAGAATACATCGGCGTCATACAAAATCACGATGAGAAGATTTTAAGTTTTTACGATTTCGATGTTATAAATACTTCTTCGGAAAAAAAGCTGTTTCTTGCATTAGGCGACACGTGGTGGTGGGAAAGCAATCGCTTACTGCCTATAAATATATTTCTAAATTCCAAAATGAAGCCGTTCCGTTACTGTCTAAAGACAATAGCTGTTAAAGAAACTGTAATAACATTTGGACCCGTTACTAGTCTAAACAACCTAATCAAGAAGAGAACTAAAAGAAAACAGATACAATTAGTTAGAACAGTTTAGTTCCATTTATCGTGTTCTTCTTTTAATTTAAATTTTATATTATTACACCTAGACCTGCAAATATTAGAACAAAACTTAGATGCATGCATTCGCGGCCTTTTACGGCAATGTTCACAAAGTTCCATTTGCTGCTTTCTCCGATAACAGGTTTAGTTGCACAACAATGGCCATTGCATAAGAAATACTGTGCCCTTTTTTAAAATAGTACTCGCCGTTCGTCGGTGCAACCCATATTTCTTTTTCGATTATTTTCCAATCACTGTAAGACAAGTGCTTCTTAGATGGTCGCATTACTGCTAGCAGCATTGCTAGTTGCATAATGCTCTTAGGTTTTAATCTATCCACTAACCAAAAATAGTCGCCTATGTGAAACAGCTCTTTTACTATTTCCTCAATCTCCAACAGTTCCCAATTAGGCTCTTTCATTAAACTAATTAAATGAGCTTCGTCTTTAACATCTTCATACAAACTCACATTAAGAAAGTCTACTTTAAAATACCCTAAATCCTGTGCGTCTTTATAATCTATTGTTGCAATATTTTCAAAAGGATCCCTGGGAATAGGCTGAAAATAAACACCTGTGTTATGACGCTCGATACCCCGTGTGTTAACGACCTTAGCTGCAATATGTTTTAATCCCGATAGTGCCAGATCCCTATTGGCAAAATCCATATCAACGTCTGTTTGAACTTTCATTACATCCCCGCTGCATTAACTAGCTGTTTTACAAAAGCAACATCATCCGCGTTCTTACTAATCTTTTTAGACCACACACTAGCATCAATAATTGGATTAATTATCTTATAGTGTTCTTCGTTAAACTGCGAAAACAATATCTCTGCACTATCTGCAACATATAAAAGCCATGGGCTGATTTTACCTGTCTTAATATAATATGCTGCGGCAGTGGGCGTAACTAATTTAAAGAAATCGCTATAGTTACAATTGTTCTCTTCTGCCCACTCTGTTAAAAAAACAAAAGTCCGCTCAATGCCTCTGTCAGCTGGCTCTCGTTGCAGCAGGTCTGCAAGATATGTTTCGTATACAAAATCAGACTGCCAATCTTTTAATTTAACTCCGTTTTTTATTATAAAATCAACAAATAAATCCGGATCAATAGGCGATAATTTAGCCATATGACGACCAAACTTAACAAACGCCATGTATAAGCTGCTATCAACAAAATCATCGAACACTTTCGGAGTTTTTGTATTTGTAGTCAATTCGTAATAACGCTGAAATACTCGAAACCCGAATCGAGACCCAATACTATCTTTATCAGCATGGCGCCGTTTCTTCGGGCACATGTGTGACGAAAGTGTCTTTTCTTGAGAAAATGCTCGATTACAATATCTGCATTTAAAACTAGTACTCGGCTGTGCTTGAGCCATTAAAGAATCTCTTTTATCTCTTTGTCTGTGAAGCCGGCGTCTCGAAACAAATCTTTCATCTCGGATGCAGAGTGTATCTTCTCCATTAATGCTAGTTCGTCTGCTTTTAGTTTAGGAAATAGCTTGCTTAGTGCAGTCTGTATTTTGTTTTTACCTTTGCGTCTGCCGGGCGGTATCCACTCGTGTTTTTGGGTAGCACCTATACCGCACAGTGCCATTAACTTCCATTGTAACTCAGGGTGTTTTGCTAAGGAAGTGAACTCGTCGTT